GCTCTTTTATTTATTTTTTTAGGTATTTACAGGGATATTTTATTTATTATAATATAAATATAATCATGAATAAGGCGATTGAAAGATTTGAAAAAAAGATCTTAAAAACTGACGATTGTTGGTTTTGGACTGCTAGTAAAACAAAACAAGGATATGGAATGTTTTCATATGAAGGCAAGTCCATTCCTGCTCATAGATTCGCATATCAAACATATACAGGTGAAATTGGGGAAAAAATAGTACACCAAAAATGTAATAATACCTATTGCGTAAACCCTGATCATCTATACCTTACAACAAAAAGCGAAACTAGAGGAAAATTTTATATATTAAGGATAAATGAAGAAATGATTTTTAATGAATCTGTAAGATATCTAGAAAAATTATCAAAACTTAGACCAGATTTAGTAAAAGATATAAATGCACTAATTGACGAAATAAAAGATCCTAAAAAAATTCATAGAATGTCTGAATCAATATAACCTATTCTTCCCACAATTTTTCAGGAATAGAAAAATCTTTATTTATAACCCATTGTTCACCACCCATTGTTATAGTAGTGTCTTCTTCGAGAATACCATTATCTATAAACCCAAAGGGCATTACACTCTCTTCCATTTGTGCTAATTGTTCTGCATACAATTTTTCTCTAAGATCCATATCTGTAACTTCTTTATAATATCGTTGTTCGATCATCCAACCAAATAATACAAGAGTCATAACAAGATCATCATGGCACCCCTCTTCTGCTTGATAAGACTGCCCATGAGCAACAAAAGTTGTAAGTTCACTAATCGTGTCTAAATCATGTATAAGAAGTTTATCACTTTCAATGAGATCTTTCAAATTTGAACATCCTTTACGTTTGACTTCTTTTGTAGTTCTGACCCCAATTTGAGTCCCCCCTCCAAAACCACCTCCAAGTTGTTGCCCGGCCCTACCATTAATAGTCGCATGAAAAATATTTTCATATTCTAAATCATAATGTAATATATCAGCAACTTGTCCTCCAATATCATTTGTCTCTACAAGAACATATGCATTATTGAAATACTTTGCCATATTTTCAACTACACTCGGAAGTACCATTGGAGATATATTAGGATCTCTATATTTTGCACATTGAATATTAGGATATTTTGTAGTATCAATTACAGATACCGCAGAATAGTCTAATCCCCGCCCTCTAGCAACATCAACAATACACACATATGAATGAGATTCTTTAACATCTTCATATATTTCAAGACTATCTTTTTTGATTAATGGTGCTTTATAACTTAATAGTCTAAGTTTGGTAGCGGCAATTAAGGTATGTTGAGATCCAATAAATTCGCAATCATATTCTTGAGCAAACTGTACTTCACTCGTATTACGAATAGTCTCATCTTTCCAATTTTCATCTCTTCCTGGAACTTGGGACCAATGAATATCAATAGGTATATAATCACTTCTTCCTTCTTCAGCATCATTCCAAAGTTTATAAAACATGTTCAACCCTTTTGGTGTTGAAACAATAAAAACTTTAGTTGTTTTACCAGAAGAAATTGTAGGATATACAGAAGTAAAAAATTGATCTGCGAGAGAAGGAGGATCAATGTGTGCAAATTCGTCTAAAAAAATAATATTAAAAGAACTACCACGAACCGCAGATGATGAAGTAGACGATGCTATTATCTTACTTCCATTTTCAAGTTCAATACTCCCCTTATTCCAAACCAAAACACCTTGTTGCAACCATTTAGGAAGATTTTCATATGCAGTTTGAAGTCTTTGGAGAATATCACGAGCAGTAGAACCTTTATTCGCAAGAATAGCAATGTTGACTGTTTCATTAAAGATTGCAAAATGTAAAAGATAACTAATAATCGTAGTTGTTTTGCCTGTTTGTCTAGGCATTTTACATATCACAAAACGATTATTGTGAAACTTATCAATCATATCCTCTTGATAATCATACATATCAAATGGTATTAATCCATGATCAACGTGTACAATCTTTACATAATTATTACAAAAATGAGTTGGATCATCTTTACATTTCAAATATTCCGCAATAGAATGTTCATCAAATTCCAATGAAACATTTGCCGATTTTAATAAAGGATTTCCTAAATACGTATCACCCGGCATATTCTACTCCCTTTCTTCCACCTACAGGAGAAATCACTATTCTAGTTCCCTTAACTCCTGCATCACTTCTATCTCCTTTGTAAATGGCCATAAGCACAGGATCATATCCGTCCCCATCAACCGAATCTCCATTATAATGTACATGATTTGAATCAAGTTGATAATGTTTTTGTATTTTTTTTAATTTCACAGGACCTTGCAAAAGAATAGAAGTATTCTGCTGGCCCTCCACTCTTGATGAATATTGATTACCATAAACCGCAATCATTTTTAAATTATTATCTTTTATATGTCTATACAAAGTTGTTGCTCTTGGTAATCCATCTGGATAATCAGATTTCAAATCAGTTATAAATTGTTGAACTTCCTTGTGTCTAAAAATAGTAGGTTCACTTCTTTGCGAAATTCCACCCCATTGTTGAAAATCTTTTGCTCGTGTACCATCTTTATGAGATATCCACACGACTTCATTTTCGTTATCATCTAACAAATGAAAATCAGATTTAGGAACACCAGGTGTTGTTACTGCAGTTGAAACTTTATGAATTTTATATTTCACCTTGACATTTATGAAATGCATTTTTTCTTTTGCTTTTGCCTCTTCAATTTGCTTTTGTAAAGATATCAACTCAGCATCTTCTTTAGCAGTTCCAGAACCTACCCCTTTACCGCCAAATTCTTTTGTTTTTTCTATTTGATTAAATTTGTATTCATTACCATCTAGATCAATGAGAATTACATCTCTGGTGGGTTTGCCGTCTTTTATATGTTTGATTATACTTTTTTGAGGAACTAATTCTACTTCACTTTGATTTACAATCTTAAATTTACTCTTTTCTTCAAATTTTTTAAGAAAGACTTCTGCTCTAAATGCATACTTATATAATTCATTACCACCTAAGTTAGCCATTGTCCTTTTTTCCTTTGATTAGTTTTTGTAACTCAGCCGTGCTTCCGACAAACAAAGCATTAGTAACTTTCTCAGGAACGTTCTTGACTTCTTTCGTAATGTCTTTTATTTGTTGATGTAGACCTACGAGATTTTGATTTTGATCTCCTATAACCTTAATAAGTTGACCAACAACTTCATACATTCTGGCATTACCATTCTCCTTTGCTTCCATTAATAATTCATCAAGAGCATCATGCCCACGTTCAATCACATTATAATAATTTTCTCTTGCATATTGATAGTCCGTATCCAATTCGTCATCAACTACAGGAGGCTTAACCTTTTCAGGTCGTTCTCGTTCCATCACTGCGGTTTCTGCTACATTTAAAATTTCATTTAATTTATCAAAAGAAGAATGACTATCTTCAAATTCATCCTCTTCAGGAGGAACGGGTGATGATTTCATGAATCTACTCCAGTCTCAGGGTCATAATTAATTGCAGGATTAAAAATAGTTATTGTTGTATTTGCATCAAAATTTCCTGAAGCATCCACTGTTGCATCTTTTCCTCCTTCAGGAGTGATAGTAATTCTACTAATTGTGTCACCTTGTACTCCGCCTGTTTCAAGAATAAAATTATCTCCATTTGTAGAACTATCAGTTGTTCCATCTTCTAATCGTATATAATTTGAATTCATTATGGTACTAGATTCTAATCTCATTTTATCAAGTTCAGGAATATCCCCTTCGTTATCAAATTCATGAAAATCAACAACCACACTCTTAATAATTTTCCCACCACCTTTAATATCAGGATATATAAACCCTTTCATAAAAAAATCAAGAGTCCATATCAACGTTCTACGTGTAGTAAAATCCCCATCATATGAATCTTCTAGACTTGCAGAACTAAAGGATAAAGGAACATCTAATTTCACACCCATTGACGGAATCGCATTAATTGTCACGTTAAATTCAGGAGTAAAAAATGGAAGAATCTGCTCCAAAATTTGAGTACCATCTTCAGCATTGTCAACCATAACAAATAATTGAAAATCCATATTATAAGGAACAGGATTAAACATTTTTTGCATTGTCCCAACACCCTGAGTAGATGTTGCCCTATTTACTATTTTACCCAACGTATTTAATTTACGTATAGGATCATATGTAATTGCAGTCATCTCAAAACCCATGCGTGGCAATTTTATAGCAACTTGATTTGTAAGATTTGGATCTTGTCTTATTCGTTGTAGGAATTTCTGCTTTGGTCCATATGCGATAGGAACTTTTTGTCTTGAAGTGACATTTCCAGAAGAGTCTTTTTTCTCGATGTTTAGATCGTTAAATAACGTTCCAAATAAAACCACATACTTACGAATTGTCTGATGATAAAAAGTTTGTCCTAGCATAGTAAATATATTTATAAATAATAGTATGGCGTTATCGATTAAAAAACAAGGAATGAATTTTGCTATAAATCAAGGCTGTTCCTTCTCTAAAACATTTACTGCAAAAAATGCAAACAATGCAAACGTGACCGTGACTGATGGCTCGATGTCTGCAAAAATGACAAAATCCCATGATACGGCAAATACATCATTAAAATTAACATTCACTACCTCTACCGAAGGCTCTAATGTGACTATTTCGGCCACCGCAACTCAAACAGGTGCAATGGCTCACGGAAGATATTATTATGATGTTGAATGGACTCATGATTCGACCGAGATAGAAAGAATTATTGAAGGCATTGTCACTTTGTCACCACAAGCGACTTCTTAAATATTACCTTCACTAAAAGGATTTGATTCAGAAAAATCTATAATAGAATCTGCTTCTGTTTCAAAGGTGACATTATTTGCGGTCGTATCATTTATGAATACCTGTGTATCAGGTGTTGTAGAAAGTGAATAGTATGCTCCGCTTGTTTGCCCTACAATATTCGATGTTGCACCAAACGCTCCAACAATGTCTGTAATTTTTAATACTCTATCTGTTTGACCCCATGAAATAACTCTAGCAGTTGTATTAGCACTTGCATAGGTATCTCCAACATATACATTTTCATTATTGGTATAATTACCAGACCCATCGCCCATTTCTAAATTAATCGAATAGGCATTCTCATCCTCTACCTTATCAATATCGGCAATCCCAGTATCAATTTTTTGATCATCATATTGAAATAATTCACAGGTAAGATCGAAAATAGGCAACTTGCCGAATTGATAAAACATCGATTCATGCTCTACAAAACGGATTTCATATAATTTCTTATTTAATGGTAAAAATATAACATCACCTTCTCTAGGTCTATCCTGTTCTGTTATATCAAGATTGTCAAATCTTCTTCTGGCAACAGAAAACACTACTTGATCTCTTATTTCAAGACCAAATCTCGAAATGAAATCTCCTTCACCTTCAAAACCATCAACAGTTTTGATGTACATTTCTATAAGATGTGATTGATTAAATTCTGAAATAGTGTCCTCTCCATAAAGGACATCCTCATTTACATATTGTCTAGGAAGGTAATATACATCAATACCATAGTTTTTTATTGCTTCTATGATTAAATCTTGATGTAAAGCCTGCTCTGGCGTATTTTCGTAATGGTTAAAATATACACTTGTTGTCATTAGAACGGTCCTGCACCAATCATCATATCGACTGGAAGTTCGTTTCTAAGTTGCATGTCTTCTTCTATTTGATTCAATTCTGCTAAAGCATCATCAAACATCTGTCTACCATTTAAATTAACACCTCCTGGTAATTGTACTCCATCATATTTTATTAAATTAGCACCCCATTGTCGTTTAAATAAAGCGGTTGTATATTTTTTTAAAAACATATCGTTATATACATCAGTATATGTATCAGGATTTAAGATTGCATAAACCTCGGCTACAATAAATTCATCTACTTGTATATCATCATTTTCCCAATCAAGATCTAAAAATAATCTATTTTGATGCTTATTAAATCTTATTGGTTTTTTACCGACAAATATATCATTCATTAATGCTAAGTGGCCTTGAGTCATTTGATACTGTGCTAAAGATCCTGCAGTTAAATAAGGCATCTCATTCATATTAAATTGATATCTAAAATTAAACATGCTAGATGATGTGCCTGAAGTTTCACTAATATCAAAAATATTTACAACACCTATAATATTGTTTGTTATTGGTATATAATGATTATCAATATCTCCAAAAGTGGTCGTACCTGCGGTTGCAGTGACAGAAGATGTCCCTCCCGTTATTGTTTCACTATTAGTAAAAGTTGAAGACGAACTATTGTTTTGATATCCATTCGAATCTTTATGTTTTTTGAATGTAATTACAGTAGTATTTGCAGTATGTACTGTGGCGGTAGCATTTGAGGTTCCTCCTGTAATTCTTTCACCAACAGAAAATGTTCCTGAAGGACCTGTAATAGTCAATGTTGACGGAGTTATCTTGTGTCTCAAATAAGTTTTTTCAACACCATCAAAGTGATATTCTTGAAAATATTGTAAACCCTCATCAATCCGATCCTCTAATTGGTCATCATCAACATTAATCTCAATGACAGGTTTACCTAACATACGTAAACAGTATTGTTTTAAATTTTCTCTAGATGCAGGTGTTGCCATTTATTTTCCTAACAAGAATTAAGTAATGTTCCGGAAGCATTATATACTGCCAGTCTGCATTCTACTCCACTCGCACATACTTTAGTTCCATTTATTGTTACACCATCTGTTAATGTGGCTAGTTTCCAGGTACCATTATAATACATATATGCGGTAGATTCATTTGCAGAGAATGCCGCATCATTTCCTGTATACAGAGCCCATGAATTTTCTCCATTAAAAGTCATATATGTATCAGTATCACCATTATGTCTAATATTGGATCCCACATACACTTCATTACCAAAAATATGTGGGCTATTAGAAGTGGCATTAATAACACCTGATATATCTAATTGCCCTGTGATATTAACACCTGCACTATCAGTTGATAAGTGGGTTGCTCCATTGTATCGTAGAAAAGTCTGCCCACCATCCATATATAATTGAGAGTCATTATCAGTAATAAAATTTATGGTGCCTACACCAAATTGTAT